CTATATCACTTCCGGGAGCCGTATTGTCTACACTATCATTAAATGATGTGGAAAATCTAGATAAGTCAGAAGTAATACTTAATGGTGACGAATCTTCCACCGCCAATGACGTGCTTGAGTATATTTTATTATCTTGGTTATTCGAGGAATTTGAATTGTATGCTTTAACATTCCTAATCAATGATGCACTGAATGGAACGTCAGTTAATTTTAATATAGCATTTGCACTTTGAGTTGAATTTTCAGCATACCAATCAGTTTCAGCCAGTGATGCTAATCTTGTTTTATCAGAAGAGCTCATATTCTGAATTTTAGTTTCAGAAGATGCTATTCCATATGTATATCCTTTATAGATATTAAGTAAATCAGCGTCCGTATATGCCATTCATTACGAATTCCTTTATAAGTATTTTTTTAATTCGTCAAAAAGTTCGTCTTTTATCTTTTGATTGGTGGTTGGTATGAACTTATCAAACTCGTCTTTCATATCCATTTTAACAAGCTGTCTAACTAAAGTTCCTGAAGCTTGTTCATTAGTTTCCTCACCAGTCCGTTCACCAGCACTAATTACTTTGAAGGAGTCTAAATCAAAATCTTTACCAATATAGGGTCTGATCATATTTTCAAAATTCTCAACACGATCTGCACCAACCACCATTATGGCATTTCGATATCCTTGCTGGCATAGATATTCTAACATCTCAAATGGTGTTTTCACCGTTTTGGTTTCACCATCTTTTTCCAAAGTTACCGCATCCATAAATTTGATAGACGGAAAACAGGATTTAATAAATTTCATTTTTATGTCATATGGTAAAGGATTCTTTTTCTTATCAACAGTATGACTAATCATAATAAAATATGGAGATGACATTGCCTGAGCTTCTGATATTACTTTACCAATTAATTTTTGATGCCCAACAGTCGGCGGGTTCATCCTGGCAAATGAAAATACTGCCGTTTTCTTACCATCAAAGTTGCTAACTTCTGTAATTTTCATCTAACCTACCCTCTAATACACTATTTATTTGCTAAAAATCACTTAATCAGAGCTTTCCTGTGTCCAGAAATATCGACTTTCTTGACCACAATATACTACAATCTATCTATAAGACAGATATTTATGGCGCGGTGATAACATATTCACATCAACCCGTCAAGCAGAACTGAGAGACCCTACTGAATGGCAAAACGATCAACTACCAATTACCTAAACAACAAGGATCTGGTCAAAGAAATACACAAGAGTAAAATGACCTACTGTTATTATGAAGATCCAAAATTTACAGACTATGATACTATTATCGACAATCCCGAAATACTAACAAATCGAGACTTATTCAAAAAAACAATGTTTGTTGATTTTGATTCGTGGATTGAAAGCTTGATTGAAACCCGAGAAAAACGATTGGTTAAAGAATATGGTGAAACTGATCCCGTTGTGACTAAAGACGACTTGGTGATACGAATTATGTCATTTGACCACATACCGCTTGATCCAAACTGGCCCGATGACAAAATGAAGAAAAAACTCTCAGATGGATATATGAAAGTTAATTTTCCACCATTTATTCACGTAATATTTGATGGTGATGATGTCCGAACGGTTCTAAAGAGTCATCACACCCAGGATGGTCAATTCTCAACCGATCACGGTAGGACCACTGCGAAACTTGGCAAAATGTATTATCTATTGGTTGAAAAGATTGGGCAGAAGTCAAACTGGCGAAATTATTCATATCTAGACGATATGAAAAGTTCAGCATTACTCCAACTCTCAATGGTTGGTCTTCAATTCAACGAGTCCCGCGGGACTATGTTAAACCCATTCGCGTTCTTAACCACGTGTGTATATAACACCTTCAAACGTGTTCTCAATACTGAAAAGAAAGATCGTGATTTGCGCGATGACCTGTTAGAAAATAGTGGACAAGCGCCATCAATGAGTCGACAAATTACTAATGAGCTTGAAACTAGTGACCAATGGCACATTAGCAATGGTCATTTTAGAGAGAAAAACAAGCCACGCAGAATGATGCCGCAAGTTGCTGATGGTAAAAAGGGAATGTTTGGTAAAGTTAAGAAAGAAGCCGAACCTAATGAAAGTGAAACACCATCTAAATAAAATTAAGAATTGGTTCGAAAAACACTTCGGACGAATAATTAATATTGATGACCATTTTAGTTTGATCCTGGGTTACAAAGGAAAGCAGATGTTCGATGCTTCTGCTTTCTATTGTCCGTATGTTCCATTGACTATCAATCTGTCTAATACAAAAATTGTCGATATGACAACTGGCAAATCATTCACAATGGCAGAACTATTAAAGAAACATCACGATGATAATCAATAAAATCAAAAATTGGTTGAAATATTGGTTTGGTACTTTTCCATCATTAAATGAGGCGTGTAAACCTCAATATGATAAAGTTATTTTGCCAATTATTCGAAGAGTGATGCCATCTATCATTGCTCACGATATATGCGGGGTTCAACCAATGACTGGTCCGACTGCCTCTATTTTTTCATTAAGATCCAAATATACAGGAAGCCAGGAAAACGATGAAGATGATAATGAACCTAATGGTGAGTCAGAATGATGCGAGATCAGGATGTTGTAGAGTTCATCACTAAACGGGAGGAGGCCCGTAAAGCAAAATTAAATGGTGTACCATATATTGGTGACACTATTATTGAAACCTACCGGTTTTGTAATATGCGTCGGGAAGACGACCGAGTAACTATTTGGATTAATGATAACTGGCGAGAACCTAATAATTTAGATCCAGATCTGTGGTTCGCTATGGCTGTAGCTAGAATGGCCTTAAATAACATTGATTCAATGAGCGACCTTGGATATCCGGTTCCTTGGGATCCAGACAAATTCCTCAATATGGTGGCAATGCGACAATCAAAAAACCTTAAAATTTACAATCCAGCATATATGATTGCCACTCCAAACTGGTCTGGCCCAAAACAAGATTTTCTTGTTCAAAAACTACTCAATCCAATGTGGGAAAATCGAGCAAAAATAAGACCCACTAAGAATGATACCTTGGAATCTTTCCATAAAAAATTACTTTCTTGCTATGGAGTAGGAAGCTTTACAGGTGCTCAAGTAGTAGCTGATATGAAATATACTCCAATATTAAAAAATGCATCTGACTGGTGGACTTGGGCCGCACCAGGACCAGGATCACAACGTGGTTTAAATCGGGTTTTTGGTAGAAATAAAAATGATGCCTGGATGGCTGACGACTGGCTATTACATTTGCAAAAATTACTTAAAGAAGTCAACAAGCATTTTAAAGACGAACCGTTCCACGCACAGGATTTGCAAAATGTTATGTGTGAATTTGACAAGTATGAACGTGCAAAAAATAATGAAGGCAAACCTAAACAGAAATATACACCGTTCGTTGAGAACTTGTTTGATTTGTTTTTTGATGAAGAGAAATAATGCTGTGAAAAAAAGACTATTAAATTGGCTAGATGCCACATTTGGATCATTTCCAGAGTGGGGCGATCTCCCACACTTGAATCAAGTTATTGGGTTCAAGACTCGATACGGTTATGTTTCGACACCATCCATAGGCGAAATACAGTTCGACCCAGTGGGATGCACATTATTCGTCAATGTAAGTAGTGATCCATATAATCCAATGTGGAAAAAAATATAGCCAAAATATATTGATTATTCGCCAGCCTACCATTAATATAACATTAGTAGAAATTTCTAATAAAGAGAAATACATGAACGTATCAACTGATCAACTTTTTGAAAAAGCTGTAATTTTTACAGATATACACTTTGGGAAAAGCAATGACAGTCGCCAACATAATGTGGATTGTGAAAACTTCATTATCTGGATGATTGAAGAGGCTAAAAAGTTTGGTGCAGAGACTTGTTTCTTCAATGGTGATTGGCACCACAACCGAGCAAGAATCAATGTCAGCACTATCAACTATACAATATCAAATATTGAGCGACTCAGCAAAGCATTTAAAAATGTTTATTTGATTACTGGCAACCACGACTTATACTATCGCGACAAACGGGAAATTAATTCTATCGAGTTTGGTCGCCAATTAGACAATGTACATATCATATCAGACATTTTCCTTGAAGGCCAAGTAGCAATTGTTCCGTGGCTAGTGAATGACGAATGGAAAAAAGTCAAAGAACTTGAATGTAAGTATATGATGGGACATTTTGAGCTTCCGCATTTTAAAATGAATGCGATGGTTGAGATGCCAGACACTGGTGAACTTCGAGCAGAAGATATCACCAAGCCGGAATATGTATTCTCAGGCCATTTCCATAAGAGACAAATCAAAGGCAATATTCATTATACTGGCAACTGCTTTCCTCACGACTTTTCAGACGCTTGGGATGACGATCGCGGCATATGTATGCTTGAATGGGGCGGAGTTCCACAATATAAATCTTGGCCAAAAGCGCCAAAGTATCGAAAAATTAAACTTTCACAGCTTTTAAAGAACCCTCCAAAATATATTGATGATATGACATATATTAGAATTGAGAATGATTTGATTCTAACATATGAAATGTCAACATACTTGCGCGATCTTCTAGAAAAGACTTATGACCCTAGAGATTTGTCACTTAGTGCTGTTTATGAAGAACAGGATGATGACTTGGCTGTTGAAGAATCAGATCTTGAATCAGTTGACTCCATTGTTATGAAATACATTAGTTCAATCGATAGTAATACTATTGATTCAGATTTGCTAATGAATATCTACAGAACATTATCACTTTAAAGGCACGCAATGATCAAGTTTAAAAAAATAATAATAAAGAACTTCCTTTCTGTTGGTAATGCTCCGCAGGAAATTCAGCTTGACGATTATTCATTAACGCTGATTTTAGGCAATAACTTGGATATGGGCGGTAATGGTTCAAGAAACGGTGTGGGCAAATCAACATTGCTCCACGCATTAGCGTATGCAATCTATGGCCAACCGATATCAAATAACATCAAGCTCAATAACCTAATTAACAAAACTAACAAAAAAAATATGTCAGTTGAGTTATATTTTGAAAAGGGTGGCAACAAATACAAGATCGTAAGAGGCCGTGGTCCTAACATTTTTGAATTTTACGTTAATGATTCAATGGTCAACACTAAAGAAGGCAATGAATCACAAGGTGAAAATTCAGTAACCCAAAAGGAAGTAAATCGAGTCATAGGCCTTTCCTATACATTGTTCAAACATATTGTAGGAATTACTACCAAGACAACACCATTCTTGAATGAAAAGCCAGGTCCCCAAAAAGAAATCATTGAGGAACTTTTGGGCATTACTGAGCTGTCTGAAAAAGCTGAACTACTAAAAGAACTGATCAAGGAGACGCGGAAACTCATTGATCAAGAAGAAATGAAAATCAACATCATTAAAACTCAAAATGACAAAGTTCAACAAACTATTAATGATTTGAAGAATAAGCATAAAGTTTGGCAATCCAAGTATCAACGAGATATGGATACCATTACTGAAAATATTGCAGTTATGATGGAAATTGACATTGACGTTGAAATTAATGCTCACAAAAATATTGACCAGTATAGAGTTTTAGAAAAAGACTTGAGAGATGCTACACGAAATCTCAATATTGAGCAAAATTCATACGATACTATTGAACATATGTTTTTGAAATTGCAAGACGATTTTACTAATTTGTTGAATAAAAAATGCCACGCTTGTGGTCACGATTTACACGACGACCAGCATCAAGAAATGGTGAGCAAGGTTGAAAGTGAATTGGAAAAGACTGCCATAAAGTTACAAGATCAGTTAGAACTTTTAAACACTGCACAAGAGCGTAAAGATTCAAAGCAGAAATTGCTTGATGAAATGGGAACCATACCTTCCAAGACTCACTATAAAACATTAGATGATGCATATGATCATAAGAACAACTTGCATAAGCTTGAAGTTCAATTAGAGAATCAAATCAATCTTTCCAATCCATATGATGATCAAATTGAGAATTTGAAGACTACTTCATTGACTGATATTGACTATACACAATTGAATGAATTGATTGTAATGAAGGACCACCAAGACTTCCTTTATAAATTGCTAACTGACAAGAATTCTGTTATCAGAAAGAGGATTATTGAGAAGAACTTGGGTTATCTCAATACACAACTTAGCCATTACTTGCACAAAATGGGATTGCCTCATTCAGTCAAGTTCTTGAGCGATTTGAGTGTAGAAATCACCAAGCTTGGTCAAGATTTTGACTTTGACAACTTGAGCACTGGTGAAAGCACTCGTTTGATCCTGAGCCTAAGTATGGCATTCAGAGATGTTTATGAGAACACTAAAAATGAACTAAACGTTCTCTTCATTGATGAATTGGTCGATAATGGTATGGATACTGCTGGCGGTGAAGCTGCTTTGGGTATGTTAAAATATATGGCACGTGACAACAAAAAGAACGTCTTCCTTATCTCACATAAGGATGAGTTTGTTGCTCGAGTTAATACCGTGCTGTTGGTTACTAAAGAAAATGACTTTACAGAATACAGCTATGAAGAGTCATACGAAATTTAATTAATTTTTAACAATAATTAAAATAATAAAAGGTTAAAAATGATGGTCAGTAGTAATGTCACTACAGTCTTACGTTTTTTACGAAGCGCTGGTTTTAAATGTGATAAGAAAACAAAAAATTCACTATTTGGAATTCGGGTAAAAGCGAAAGAACAAGAGGTGTTGTCATTCTTAGACGAATTGGATATAACTTATGAACGAGTATCAACTCAAGAATATCCAATCACTTGCGGAAAAGATTTAAGAGAGCACGTTTTCTTAGTAAACTATAATAGCTATCAAACTTTGATAGTTACTAATGGTGACAGTGCGGTTCGAAAGTCATTTTCACCAGTTTTATTAGGATTGGGTGGAAAAACTTACACAAATATTGATGAAATGAAAGATGACGTCATCACAGCACTGGCAAAGTCTGACCAACACGGAGATTTAATCAGTGGGTGCCAACATATTTTAGACAGTATTGATGGCACTAGCGCATTTAATATAACTCCTGCATTGAAAAGTAACAAAGGTGTAATCACTAGTGATTTTGGCGAGATTGCGTTGGCATATAATCGATTAAAAAATGCAGGTGGGAGTATTTTTTTCCCAGCCACTGGTAATTTTTTAAATGTTGACTTTTTTCACAATAATATCCCAATTAGTGCGAAAGGCGACGCTGGTGGCAGTCGTTACTCATTCTGTAAAAACCCATCTGTCCTTCCAGTAATTAACCAATTAGGTAATTCCAACATTGAAATGATGCTTAAAAAATGGTACGATCGTGATATGTTTGGTGCTTTTAATTATGCCTCGTATGAATGTCCAGAATTAGATTGGTGGAAAAACAAATTAGGCTCATTTGATAAACCGTCATTAATCAGCTATGTTTCATCAAATGATTGGAGGCAATATAACTCAGATGTAATATATTGTCAACCAAACATTACTGGAAAGCCGTTAGGTATAGCTACTGACAAGTTTAAAAATAATTATGAAAATGGATGCCACAAACCTTTATTGTTAAACTTGT